CGGCGGCGTTAACTTTGACCCGGTTGATGCTGCATTTTACAATATCTATCTATTACAACCTAATAGATCAGGTGGATTAGCTACATGGGATTTTTACAATCAATTTCTTGAAACAACAGAAAGAGTTTTTGCAAGTCAATATAATTTTACCTGGGACGTAAATTCTAAAAAACTTACTATTATTCGTCGTCCTACTGCGGATGAAGACGTCGCGGTTCGTGTTTATGCAAGAAAATCCGAAGACGACTTAATCAATGACCCTTACACGGGTCCTTGGTTGCGTTATTATGCTACTGCTTATTCTAAGTATATGCTCGGAGAAGCAAGAGATAAATTTCCATCGGGATTCCCTGGACCTAGTGGAAATGTTCAATTGAACGGTGCTGCAATGAAACAAGAAGCGCAGGTCGAAATAGAAAAACTTGAAAAACAATTATTAGATATGGTAGCAAGCGGCGATGGATATGGCTTTATAGTGGGATAAATTTCCATCCAATTGAATATCATTTATAAATCATAAATCGATAATTAAAGCCTGCCAAAATGCAGGCTTTTCTTTTAATAAAACAGTTTCTTTATAACAAAAATAACAGACCGCTTAGCGGTCTGTGTATAACTACATAGACTAACTTAGGGGTTTTCTTATGATTGTTGGATTGATAGGTTTAATAAATAGCGGCAAAGGGACAGTAGCATCAGAGCTTGCTCAGAAACACAACTTTAGACAGGATAGCTTTGCAGCAAGTTTAAAGGATGCATGTGCGATGTTATTTGATTGGCCGCGACATTTGCTAGAAGGTGATACAAAAGAATCAAGAGAATGGAGAGAAATTGTAGATCCCTGGTGGTCTAAAAAATTAGGAATAATTAATTTTAGTCCAAGATATGCATTACAGATTATGGGAACTGATGTTTTAAGAAATCATTTTAATCAAGATATATGGTTTCTTACTGTAGAAAATCGAATTAGAAAAAATCCTACACAAAATGTTGTTATTAGCGATGTTCGATTCCCCAACGAGATTGATTTTATTAAAAAAGAAAAAGGAATTCTTGTTAAAATAAATCGTGGCCCAAATCCTGTATGGTATGAAACTGCTGTAATGGCAAATAATGGTAACTCTATTGCTAAGGAAGTTATGACTAAAACATATTCTTCTGCACACTTTAGCGAATGGGCATGGGCAGGATCGAAAGTAGATTTTGAAATAAATAATGATAGTACATTAGAAAATCTACAAATACAGGTAAGAAAAATGATTACCAATATATTCTAGTATTATATTATTTCTCTCAAATATCGCAAAATGGTAGGACCGGTCGTGTTAAACATTGCCGATAATTCTGATGTTGTATTTAGCCTCAAATCACTCACATCCATACTAATAAAGATCGTATGGTTTTACGCTCGACAGATAAATAACCCCATTTATTGTGGGCTTGTTTGGGTCCATAAATAGTATTCTTTGTATAAATAGTATAAGAAAGTTTGTATTTATATATTTATATGGAGAATTCATAAAATGGCAACTCTTGTCTCACCAGGCGTAAGTATTTCAGTCATTGATCAAAGTATCAATGTTGGAGCCGGCCCTGGAACAGTACCCCTAATCTTTATTGCTACTCAACAAGATAAATCAGATCCTACCGATCCTACTGGTGTTACTATAGCGCCCGGTACACAACAAGCTAATGCTGGAAAAGTTTATTCAATTACTTCGCAGAGAGATTTAGTACAAACATTTGGCGATCCTATTTTTTATTCAGTAAGCGGAACCTCATTAAACGGATATCCTCTAAATGAATATGGACTTTTAGCTGCATATTCGTATCTTGGTATTTCTAATCTTGCACAGGTTGTTCGTGTAGATATTAATACAACAGAATTAGAAGCAACACCTGTAGAACCAACAAGTCCGGCCGCTGTTGGAACATATTGGTTAGATGAAACAGCTCTCCCTAATGGGTCTGCATATGGTTTATTTGTACGTTCTGGCCCTAATGGTCCATCGGCAATTTGGACATCTGTAGCAATTAATTTTGTTTATAACTTTTCAGCAGGTGCTGGTATTACAAATACTCCTGTTTCCGCTGACGGTGTAGTAGGTAATTATGCAGTTGTATTTCAGACAGATTCGGGAAATCTTTCTTACTGGATTAAAACCGGTGCTACTACATGGACACAAATTGGTGCGGTAGGACAGACTGTTGTTATTCAATCTGTATGGCCGGATCTATCATCTGGTTCATCTGTAACTCAGCAATTCTGGATCAAAACAACTTCTGCAGCGCAAGGTGCAAATCTTGTTTTACGTAGAATGGATGCAACTACTGTATCATTCATACAAGTCGAGGCACCTATACTTACTAACGATTCCGCAGCAGATACCTATTATGCAACCAATGCACTTGGTTCTACAGGACAGATTTATATTGAGCCAGTTATTACAGGTACATCAGCATCTGCAAATTCTTTCCAATTTAGATATTCTACTGGTGCAACAGCTTCTTGGACACCATTAGAAACTATTATTGGAGCAAATTCAGTTCCGACCTCGGGCCCGGTAAATGGTCAATTATGGTTTAATGCTGAAATTGGGCTTGACGGCAGCGGAAAATCGACTATCGATATTCTTGTTTGTGATGGTCAGGATCATTGGCAGAACTGCAATCTACCAGGATTTACATTAGCTGGTAGCACTGGTAATCCGACTCTTTACACTCAGTCTGGTGATCCACGTGATAATATTCCTGCACCTGTACTTTCTGTAAATGATATCTGGGTTCAGACTGATCAAGATCCATACCCTGTAATTTATTACTGGAGTGGATCAGCTTGGACATTGGTAAGTAATACTGATCAAACAACTCCACATGGTATACTTTTCAGAGACGCTCGTCCCGGACCATTATATCATGCAGGAATATATTCTGGACAAAATAACGGCGGTGGAGGAGCACCTGACTTAGATCCAGATGCACCACAGGCAGCATTATATCCTAAGGGATTTATTCTCTGGAATACTCGTTTTTCAACAAATAACGTAAAAATATGGCAGTCGCCTTATGTTTATGACGGTGTTACTGCACAACCCGATGATACTAATAATGGAACAACCGGCCGCTGGCTCGATAATTCGGGTAATGATTCCGAAGGTAATCCATATATGGGTGCAGCAGCACAAAATATTTGTATTGTTCGTGCGCTACAATCTGTTATTGTTTCTAATCAAGATATTCGTGCAGAAGATTTATTCTTTAATTTAATTGCTGCACCTGGATATGTAGAAGCTATTAACGATATGTTAGCATTGAATGATGATCGTGCAGATACAGGATTTGTTGTTGGTGATACTCCATTTACATTAAATTCAACTGGAACAGCATTGCAGAATTGGGCAACTAATGCATCAACTGCGCTCGGTGATGGTCCAGACGGATTGGTATCGGCAAGCAAATATTTTGCTGCATGGTATCCAAGTGGATTATCTACAAACGTAGATGGAACAGATGTTGTTGTTCCACCATCACATATGGCTCTTCGCACTATTGCTTACAATGATCAGGTTGCTTATCCTTGGTTTGCTCCAGCAGGTTTACAACGTGGTGTAGTAAACAATGCAGCATCTGTTGGTTATGTTGATACAACTGGACAATTTATTCCGGTTAAATTAAATCAAGGACAAAGAGATATTCTTTATACCAACGGTATTAATCCAATTAGAGTTATGCCAACCGGCGGTATCGTTGTTTTTGGACAAAAAACACGTCAACCATATGCAAGTGCAACCGACCGTATCAACGTAGTTCGTTTAGAAAATTACTTGCGCTACCAGTTGAATCAGTTAGCTCAACCATTCTTGTTTGAACCTAATGATACAACAACTCGTAATGCGGTATTAAATGCATTCAACAGAACTCTGTCAGAACTTATTACATTGCGTGCATTGTATGACTTCTTGGTTGTGTGTGATTTAACAAACAACACACCAGATCGTATTGATAGAAATGAACTTTGGATCGATATTGCTATTCAGCCAGTTAAGGCTATAGAGTTCATATATATTCCGATTAGAATTCAGAATACAGGTGCAAGCCTGACAACATCCTAATAATTAGGAATTTTTAATACCGCTCTTCGGGGCGGTATTTTTTTGACTAAATAATCAATGAAAACTGATCTTCGAAAATATGTAACAAATCTAAAATCCCAATTAAATGTGGATTGCTGTACGGCAAGTGCCTGTCTTCATGCTGTAGAAATTATGGCAAATAAAGAAGGAAAATCTGTCAATTTTTCTAGATTGTATCTTTATTACATGACTCGAAAAATACAAGGAAAAAATACAGGTGGTTGTAGATTATCTAATGCATTTAAGGCATTGATGACATATGGAGTATGCAAAGAATCTCTTTGGCCATTCAGGATACACGAGGCAAGTAATCCTCCTCCTGAAATTGCAATAGAAGATGGGGTACAAAATAAGCTTATTGAGTATAAATTTATTGATATTAGTGAAATAAATAAATATATAATTAAAGAAATACCAGTAATTATAGGTTTTAATGTTGGGACTTTTTTTAGTGAGATAGAAGGGCCTTTGACAGAACAATACTATAAACCTATAAATAAAACAGATAATCCAAGGTATACAGGGCATGCTGCAACTATTATAGGATTTGATGATTCTATATGTGGCGGATCTTGGATATTAGCTAATTCGTTAGGTCAAGGATGGGGAGATCAAGGGTACGGAATTCTTCCTTATATATGTTACCCCGATATAGGTGAAGCATATATAATTCAAAGATTTGCAGGATTGGGAGCCGATAAAAAAATATCAGACATTTGATAAATAGTATTAGCTTTTATAGCAGGAGAAAAAGATGGCAAATCTAGCAAAGTTTGGTATTCCATTAGATGGAAGTAACCTAGGCATTCTACATCCAAAGCAGAAATATCGCTTCAGAGTGGTATGGCAGAACTTTGGTGAAAACAACGGTCTTCGTGAAATGACGGCTAATGTAATGAAAGTTAGTCGTCCAAAAGTATCATATGATGAAGTTAAGCTTGATTCATACAACTCGGTTGCATGGATACAAGGTAAGCATACATTTGAACCGATTAGCATTACGCTTCGCGATGATATTACTAATTCGGTAATTTCGTCAGTTGGCGCCCAAGTTCAAAAACAAATGAACCATTTTGAGCAAACAAGTGCCGTAGCAGGTATTAATTATAAGTTTTCAATGGAAATACATTCTCTTGATGGTACCACAAATGAAGAATTAGAATCCTGGGTGCTTGACGGATGTTGGTTGAAAGAAGTTACATACGGTGAGGGAGATTATGCTTCCGGTGAGCCACAGGACGTTGCATTAACTATTCGTTATGATAATGCAACAAACGTTGCTGGTCCAAATACAAACAATGGAACAACAGTTGGTGGAAATCCATATCCAGATATTGCATCTCCTACAGGTGGAACAACTTTCGCATAAAAATTTTCTTGACAATCTTTTTTATTTATTGTATAAAGTTTTTCGTTCATGGAATTTTATATGGTAGAATCTAAGAAGTGCGATAAAGAAGATTGTAATAATATTATTGTTGATAAAAACATAAAGACAAAAATATTAAAAAAATACTGTAGTAAAGAATGTAGATATTCTGATCATAGTAATAAAATGATAAAGCATCCTCGAATAGAGGATGCTCCTGTTTGTAAATATCATTTATGTGATAATTTAGTATCAAAAAAAACTACTGGATTATGGAGAATATATTGTTCCAGACAATGTCAAAATAAAAGTGTTGCTTTTTTATCAAGTGACATTGCTAATGTGCCTGCGCCTAAATGTAAAAATAATGAGTGTAAAAATTTAGTTACAGAAGGTAGATATGGTCACTGGCATATTTATTGTTCGAGAAAATGTGCTGGAAAGTTTAATAGTTTAGAATCGAGAGAAAAATCAAAAGAAACATATAAAAATAATACAGGTTATGAAAATCCATCTTTTAATCCGACTGTAATTAATTTGATAAAAAAGACAAAAAAAGAAAATCATATAGAAGGTTGGTCTCCGTTATTTGATAGAATATCAGAAGAATCAAGAAATAAATTATTAGATAAAAATTGGTTAGAAAAAGAAAATAATAAAAAAACATTAAAAGAAATATCACTTGAAATAGGTATTTCTGAATCATCCCTTGGTGTAAGATTTAAAAATTTTGGTCTTATTCCCAAAGGATGGTCTAATAGTATTTCTTTATTTGAAAAAGAAGTAAGAAAATTCTTAGATGATAATTGTATTACATATGAAACAAATAATAGAGATATTTTAAAGCCTAAAGAATTAGATATATTAATTCCTGACTATAATTTAGCAATAGAATGTAATGGTACCTACTGGCATTCCGAATTAAATGGAAAAGATAGTAAATTTCATTTAGATAAAACTATTAAATGTAAAGAAGCAGGAATAAATCTCATCCATATATCTAACGCAGAATGGAATTATAAAAATGAAATTATAAAATCCTTATTGTTATCTAAATTTGGTAAATTAGATAAAATTTATGCTCGATCTTGTGATATTAAAATATTAAGCACCGAAGAAGAAAAAATATTTCTAAATAAAAATCATTTACAGGGATATGTAGCAAGTAAAATTTGTTTAGGATTAATATATAATGAAGAAATCGTATCACTTATGAGTTTTGGAAAGTCAAGATTTAAGAAAGATACAAATGAATTATTAAGATTTGCTAATAAATTAAATACATCGGTTACTGGCGCTGCATCAAAATTATTTTCAAATTTTATTAAAACACATAATATTTCTAAAATTACATCATATTCTCATAGGGACAAATTTACAGGAAATTTATACAAGAAATTAGGATTTAAGTTTTCTCATTCGACTTCACCTTCTTATTATTATACATCTGATTATACAAAATTTGAAAATAGATTAAAATATCAAAAACATAAATTAGAAAAATTATTACCTATATTTGATCCAAATTTAACCGAATGGGAAAATATGAAGAATAATGGATATGATAGAATTTGGGATTGTGGTAATGATGTATGGGAATGGAATTCTATTAGAAGATAAATAATAGATATGCCATCATTCTCATCATTAGTAACTTCATTAACTGGCGCAGGCTTTTACTATGAAAAAAGCTCTCGCCATGCCACTTATACATTCAATCAAGATTCTCAAAGTCTTTATAGAAATCAACCAAGACTTCCTTTTGAATATTATGTAGCAATCAATCTAAATAATGTTAGTACAGCTAAAGCTTATATTTCTAAATATTTTAATAGTTCTGAATTAACACAAATACCACCATTAGTAAAATCTATAGATATGCCATCTATAAAGATTGAAACAAATACTCTTAATCAATATAATAGAAAAAGAATAAGTCAACCTAAAATTGTCATGTTTGAACCGGTAAAAATGGTATTTCACGATGTTGTAGATGGAAAAACTTTAAAGTTTTGGGAAATGTATTATAGATATTATTTTGGTGATGGAACAGAACCTGGTAAAAATGATGCAAAACAAAGTCAAAGTAGTAATAAACCATATACATTAGAAACTTTGGTAAAAAATCTAACACCATCTTTAAATCCGAGTATCACTAATCTTCCCTCTAGTGTAAAAAGTCTCTTCAACAGTAAAAATCCTACTGGTAAAAATTCTTCCAGAAATACAAATGGAAATAAAGAAAGCACTCAAAATATTGTACAAAACACTTTGGATAATCAGATATTTGGTTTTAATCTTCCTGTTGTACAGAATATTAGAAATCTAATACAAAATATACAGATTTTTCAAGTACACGGCGGTCGATTTAATCAAGTCACATTGGTAAATCCACGAATTTCAGCATTTACACACGATGTCTTAAACTACGGCTCTTCAGAAAAAACTCTTGAATTAACATTTACTATTGAATATGAATATGCGTATTACAATATACAAAATTTAAAACTTGGTGGAACTGAATCAAACAATAGTTCAAGTTTAGATCCATTTAAGCATGGTGATTTTCTTGAACTTCCATCATTAGCATTTACTGCAACACTAAATGATTTTATTGAATCTAACAATCCATTGTTACAGTCCGATAATCCAATATTACAAGGGATCGGCAAAAACGTACAAAATACCATCGGATCTGTAACCGGCGCGGCATTATCGAATGCAGTAAGAAGAGTAGACTCAAGTGTACTTAATGGTCTATCAAATATAAATCCTAAACCTTATTATTCTACCGCTCCTGCGCAAATACAGGTACGTCCATTAGCATCAACAGCAACACCGAATACTACGCAATATAAAGATGTAAATAGAATAGGAGGTAACGGTGGCTAATTCTAATATTTCATCTATTGGTCGTTTTAGTTCGCAGATGCTTACCTATCTCGGAGTACAACGTACTGTAACATCTAATGGAAGTGATACAGTAAACACTTACAAATACTCGAGTGGAACTACAGTTTTTCCTGATCCGGGTAACATTTCGCAATCTGATTTAGGTGGAGGTGTTTCGGGTAGCTATAATGCTTCTACATATGACTCTACCAGATGTTATTTTCTGTCGAGAGGAGTAGGATTACTTTATGCAGATACAATGACAGGATTAGCTATTGATATGGCAGCAGCATTAGGAATATCTGTACCTTCTTTATTAGAGCAGGTAAACACTAATGGACAAATATTGTTTACCGAAGATGCTTATAGAATGTTTAACGTGTTTCGAGATACAGGTAATCAGGTCGGTATTGCAACAACTACAGATAATGCTTATAGCCTTCAGGCCAGGGAAATAAAGGCCTAAAATGAAATTATCCGAAATTATTGATTTTACACCCAAATCATCAAAAATGTCAGTTGCTGATTATAGGAATAGAATAATTGGAGGAACTAATTTGTCCAAGATAGGCAAAGGCGAATTTGGTACGGCCTATGATATAGAATCTCCAAAAAGACAAAATGAAATAACAAAAATTGGTCAAGCAGGTCGACTAAATAATTTTATGGCAGTCGATTCCCCGGCAAATGACGATGGATACATGGTATGGCTAAAAACTGCTTATAAATTATCCGAAAAAGGAAATAAAAATCCATATTTTCCTGTAATACATAATTTGATTATTCGCCAAGACCCCTCAAAAAAAGAATATTATAGAGTTGATCTAGAAAAATTGACATCATTTACATCTGAAAAAATAATATCAAATTACGATTTAATGATGTCTTTATATTCTAATATGTTCCTTCTAAAAAATCCCGATGATATTAAAGATCTAAGATCATGTAAACCGGAATATATAGCCGACGCAATTAAAAATAAATTAGAACTTGCAATTACTCATGATGATGTTTCGGAAATTAAAGATAAAAATTTATCAAATATAATAGGTATAATAAGCTTATTACTCGACAGGCATCATTTTATTTTAGACTTACATGTAGGAAATCTAATGTGGAGAGTAACAAATAACAGACCGCATTTAGTTATATTGGATCCATTTGCATGAAATCTTATGTTCAGGGGCAGTATAAACCTATCAATCCTGACAAATATGTCGGGACTTATCCTGTAATTTTTCGTTCATCATGGGAAAAAAAGGTAATGGTAATGTTTGATACCAACCCAAATATTATTCGATGGGCAAGCGAGTCCTTGAAGATTCCATATCAGAATCCTTTTACCGGTAAATACACCGTATATATACCTGATTTTTTGGTAACATATTGTGATGCAGCAGGTAAAGAAAAAACTGAGATTATTGAAGTAAAACCCGCCAAGGAGACATTTTTAGAACAGGCAAAGAGTCAGCGCGCCAAGGCGGCCGTTGCATTAAATACCTTTAAATGGAGTGCTGCACAAGCATTTGCTAAACATCATGGAATGCAATTTCGCGTAATGACCGAATCGAATATATTTAACAATCCGAAGCGTAAAGGATAAATACTATATGACTTTTAGGGTATATGGTAATGGATTATAAACATCACTACGACAAGTTAATTGATAGGGCAAGAAATAGGCAAATTGTTGGATGTAAAGAAAAGCATCATATTATACCTAAATGCGTAGGTGGATCTAATTCTAAAATAAACTTGGTAGAATTGACGCCAGAGGAGCATTTTGTAGCACATCAGCTATTGGTAAAAATATATACAGATGAAAGCAAATTAGTGTATGCTCTTAGCGCACTATGCATGTCGAAAAATAATATCAGAAATAATAAAATGTTTGGATGGATTAAGAGAAAAAATATAATAGCCAGGACAGGTCGAACACAAACAGAGGAATCCAACAATAAACGAAGAAAGTCTTTAATAGGTCGCAAAACATCAACAGGTATGCTGGGTAAATCACATAAAGAGGAATCCAAATCGAAGTGTTCTCGTTCACAGACGGGTATAATGAAAACTACAAGTAGAACAATTTATGCATGGCTAAAATCACCCAATGGAGATGAAATCCAGTTCGGGCCACTACTTAACGAATGCAAACAATATAATTTAATACTCGAATATGTGTCGGATCTGTGTAAAGGAAAGAAAAAATCTTATAAAGGATGGACATTTTTAAGATTATCGACCGATACAGAAAAACAAGAAAAAATTATGCATATGAAATTATCGGGGCTTATGATATGACTGAAAAAGATGACAAGCAGAAAGATCAAGTTGACGAATCTATTGATTTAACTCATCAGGAAAAAATCGAAGGCCAGCTCGAATGTCTTAAAGAGATGAATAGAATACTAAAAGGTGCAATAGAGCGGCATGAGACTAATCGAGATAACAATTAGTATTACAACCAGATATCTCGAACACGAGCGAAATGAATTTATATCTATGGTAAATTCGGTAATAGATAATAATATTATGTTAACAGATGATGAATTTAATTCTCTCTTAGAAATATCTTCGACAATTATGAGTAAATATAACATTAACGATTCTGGATTTTCCGATATCGTAGATTCTTTTTCGACTTTGGTCAGGTATCATAGAAATAAAAGGAAAACTTGATGAAGACAAAACCAATGGAAGATTTTTTTAATCTTCCACCTACCGTAGTAGAGCAGGAAATTGAAGAACCGACACGATCGAAAGAAGAATTAATGTTAGAAGCTAAAGAAATTTATTCTTCTTTAACTACTGCTGAAAAAGTAGACTTTGCTTTACCTACAGTTGTAGGTCTTGAAACTCATGACTCCGAAATGGACAGTATTGCATCTAAAGCCGTAAAGACTTTTGAAGATCTTATTGCACTTGGAGGAAATGTACCAGATATGCATGCAGGTAAGATCTATGAAGTGGCCGGCCAGATGTTGAAAACTGCACTCGATGCTAAAAATGCAAAAGCAGAAAGAAAACTTAAGATGATAGAACTTCAGCTAAAGAAAGTAAGAGCAGAACAAATTGATTTAGACCAAGGAAATAGTGATAGAAAAAATGCCGGCGCCGGAGAATTTGACAGAAACGAGCTCCTAAAATATATTGTGTCTAGCAAATCAGAAAAGTCTGACAAATGAAACTTTTAGAAGTTAAAATGAAATACATCATGCCGAATTTTAGGCATGAGTGGGAAGAAGCAAAAAGATATCCCGAATTAGAAGAAAAAGGTGAATATTTTTGGTTAGATATTTCAAAAAATGGGAAAAAAGTTAGATTGAGTTCTTTAGGTAATGTGTCTAATATGGATAACGAATTATCTGGATTAGATCCAGAAAAAGTAAAAAGAGCAAAGGCATCATTCGAGAACGGTAATATAGAACTACCAATTGTTATCAAAATAAATGGATCTAATGATTTATTGGGTGGGAATACAAGAATAGCATACCTTCAATCTAAAAATATAGATCCACAGGTATGGTTTATCGATGTCGACAGTTTATTGAAGACACAGTGATAAATAGCATATCACCGGAGTTATATATGGCAGAGAAAACATTTTCAGGTTATGTTGCAGAAACAAAGACAGAATATAAGTATGTTCTAAAATTTGCTGTGAACGAAATGACAGATTCAATGATTGATAGTCTTGAAGCTTCTCTAAAGAAGTATGACTTAAAGAAAGCATCATCTTTTAGAAAAACACCAATTCAGGAAAGTCCACTTGATTTTCCTAATATCAAAAATACACCTGTTTTTATTTGTGATCTAACACTTGGATATCCTGGTTCACTTGATTTTCTAAGAACATATCTATGCAACAGTATGGGTATTTCCCCAGCACAGCTTGCTGTCTATTCCGAAAATGATCCAAGACAAATTGAAACAGATTTGTACCTTGATAGAAATTCTCCGGAATATAAAGCAAAATATAAGACACGTCTCGGTAGTGATTATGAAGAAGTACCTGGTGCAGAGGCTGAAGCATACGGTGAGAAGTATAATACCGGATTCCTGCAAGAACTTGAAAAAGTTCGCAAGGAAAGAGTTTTGACAACTGTTAATAATCCATTGAGCCCTAACGAGACAACCGACCACTCGACTCTTCCAAAGGGTTATGACGGCTTCAATGATCCAAAGAATCTAAAAACTGATGCAGTGGGATTTTTTGGTAGAATCAAAAAACCAAACTTAATGAAGGTAGGAATGCTATGAAAACTATGAGAGAAATGATCAAGCTCATGGAAGGTGTAGTAGCTGTTCCTGGTGTTGGTAAAAATAAAGATACAACTGCCAAAGATATCAAAATGTCAAAAGACGAAATAGCAATGGATGATCCGGGCACTATTGTTGAAAAATCAACATCAGAGAAACAAGCACGTTTTATGGCCGCCGCCGCACACGATCCTAAATTTGCTAAAAAAGCTGGAATTGACCAAAGTGTAGCTAAGGAATTTAATCAGGCTGATACAGGAACAAAACAATTAAGTAATGCAATGAAAAAGGATGAATGTTCTATGTCTATGTTTGAAAACAAAATGTCAGAAGTATTGTTCCACCAGTCGATGGATCGTTTATCACAACTTAGTGATTCTTTTGTTCCAGAAGATAAGGCATTAGAAATTGTTGCTAAAGAACTCGAACAGCAAGGTGTTTCGAGTCCAGAAATTTCTACCATTATGGCTGCTATCGAAGACGAACTATGGCCAGATACCGGTTCCGAAGAATATGATAGTATGATTGATGAACCGGACAATATGTCAGCAGATGGTGATGCTCTAGCAAGTGCTGGTCACGGTTCGGATGAAGATTACGGTGGCGACGATTTCCCGATGGAAGATATTCAGAACGGTTACAATGATGTAAATGATGCATCCGGGAATGATTATTTTCCTAATGGTGCCGATAGTCCTGTAGTATCAGATACTGGTCCATCCGGAGCACGCCAAGGCGATAATCCTGAGCAAAAGAAAATGCAAGTAGACGAAGTTCATACAGAACTAGTTTATGGTTACAGAAATTATCTTAGAGAATCTTCTAAAAAGTAATGGCGATCTATCAAGATGATAAGCTTGTAAAAAGAGCTTATACAAAAGTTTCTTATACAAAGGAACAAATTGATGAATTAAAAAAATGTTTGGATCCTGATACGGGTCCAGAATATTTTATAGCAAACTTCATGTATATTCAGCATCCGATGCGTGGTAGAGAAAAACTGAAGCTATATGATTTTCAAATAGATTTAATAAAGACATATCACGGATATAGAAAATCAGTAAACATGGTGAGTAGGCAAATGGGGAAGGCGTTATCCATAGATACACCTATTTTGACTCCTACTGGATTTAATTCTTTAGGTGATTTATCCGTAGGTGATACAATCTATGGTCAAGATGGTAAAGAAACAAAGATTACCTTTATTACAGAAACAATGAATGATAGACCGTGCTATGAAATAGAGTTTATGCATGGTGAAAAAATAACTGCAGATGCTGAACATTTATGGAATATTACAGATCCTGTTCGCGGCAATACAACTATTACCACATTAGAATTAATAGAAAGATTTAATAAGTTCGATAAAAGATCACACTCTGTACATATTAAACACAACGAAGCGATTGAATTTGATAAGAAAAAACTTCCTGTAAATCCATATATTTTTGGAGTATGGTTAGGTGACGGCGGTACATCTGATGGACGAATTACCTGTACTATAGAAGATTTTGAAATTTATAAAGAAAAATTTGAAAGTATTGGATATAAAGTTTCAGATTTTAGATTAGACAAAAGATCTGAAAGAACAGGAAATTTCACAACATACGGTCTTGTTACAGATCTTAAGAAAGCCGGTGCATGGGGTAATAAACATATTCCTCATGATTATATATTTACTTCTATAGAAGATAGATTAGAATTATTGCGTGGATTAATGGATACTGATGGAACCTGTGAAAAATCCGGTGTTAGTCGTTTTTATCAATCTAATAGAAGATTTGCAGATGAAGTAAGACTATTATTATCTACTTTAGGAATAAAGAGTACAATTAAAGGTAGAAAAACAAAGTTTAAGGAAAATTTTAGTGTTGTATTTGCTACAAATAGATTCGACATATTCTTGTTACCGAGAAAGCTTAATAGACAAAAATTATTAAAAAATCATCCGAAAAATTCAAGAATTTATATTCGTTCAATTAAAAAAGTAGAAAGTGTTCCGGTGAGATGTTTACAAGTTGATAATAAAGATCATTTATTCTTATGTGGTAAGACACTAATTCCGACACATAATACCACCGTTGCTGCAGGATACCTACTTTGGTACGCTATGTTCGTAAATGATGCCACTATTCTTGTTGCATCAAACAAATATGACGGCGCCCAGGAAATTATGCACAGAGTACGATACGCCTATGAATCTGTACCTGATCATATTCGAGCTGGTGTGAAATCATATAACAAACGCTCTGTTGACTTTGATAACGGTTCGAGAATTGTAGCTACGACAACAACAGAAAATACAGGCCGTGGACTTTCGTTGTCTCTAGTTTATCTTGACGAATTTGCATTCGTTGAACCAAATATCGCTAAAGAGTTTTGGACTTCCCTATCACCTACACTTTCCACCGGTGGTAAGTGTATTATAACTTCGACACCAAACACAGATGAAGATCAGTTTGCAGATATCTGGTTCGGTGCGAATAAGCTTGTTGACGCTAATGGGAACGAAACAGAAGTAGGACAAAATGGATTTAGGCCATATATTTCTACATGGGCCGCTCATCCTGACCGAGATCAAGAGTGGGCCGATTCGGAACGTGCTGGTCTTGGGGAAGATAGATTTCTAAGAGAACACGAATGTCAATTTATTACATTTGAAGAAACTCTTATCAATCCCGTAAAACTTGCACAAATTGAAGCTAAACAACCTATCCGAAAATCTGGTCAGGTTCGTTGGTATTCAGAGATACGCGCCGACATGACATATGTTGTTTCCTTAGATCCATCCATGGGTACCGGCGGCGATAACGCAGCTATTCAAGTTTTAGAATTACCGACACTCGTTCAGGTAGCAGAATGGAGCAGTAACAGAGCTCCTATTGAAGATCAAGTTCGCACAATGAAAAGTATTCTTGAAGAAATATATCAAAAAGGCAAACCTGAAATATATTGGTCTGTAGAAAGTAATTCATTAGGTGAAGCAGCACTTGTTGTTATACGAGATACTGGAGAAGAAAATTTTCCAGGAACCATGTTACATGATCCTAAAAATAGATTACAAGGTAAAACAGGTCGTCGCGCTGGGTTTGTAACAACAAATAAATCTAAACTCGAAGCCTGTGCTAAATTAAAATTCTTGATTGAATCAGGAAGAATGAAATTAAATTCTAAAGGAATTTTATCAGAACTTAAAGTATTTGTTTCGCGTGCTAATACATATGAAGCTCGTATTGGGCAAACAGATGATTTGATTATGTCTATGATTCTTGCAGTCAGAATGACTGATTTTATATCCACATGGGATGATAAATCACAATCGGCTATCAATAGTAATGTAGGTGGAGCCGAAAGATCACAATACGACGAGCCGATGCCGGTTTTTATCTAGCCCGTATAACATTTTAGATAAGTAGTTCTATGAACTATTACACTTATATCTATATAGATCCTATAAAGAATATTCCACGATATGTTGGGTATGGGCACGGAAATCGTGCCTATTCTCACCTTGTAAAGAGCCATAATAAGTCTTTTGCTGGATGGATTAGAAATCTAAAAGAAAAATCTCTAACACCGATTATTATAAAGGAAGATGTTAGATCTATAAGCGAAGCGAAAATATTAGAAATATTTTGGATATCTATATATGGGAGATTAGACAAAAAGACTGGATGTCTATTCAATCACACAGATGGCGGCGAAGGTGTTTCTGGCCGCATATATAATCATTCAGATGAAACAAAAAAGAAAATGTCCGAAACCAGAACTGGCAGATCCACTAAATTAAAAGGTAGAAAACTAACAGAGGAACATAAAGCAAAGATAGGTCGATCCGGTGAAGATAACGCATTTTTCGGTAAAACTCATAAAGAAGAAACAAAACAAAAGCAATCAGAAGTAATGAAGGGCAGACTTGTTGGCGAAAATAACGGATTTTATGGTAAAACTCATTCACCTGGCGTTATTGAAAAAATAAAAAAGGCAAATATAGGCAAGAAACATTCCGAAGAAGCCAAGAGGAAAATAGGTGAAGCAAGTCGTAACCGTATTAGAAAACCAATGTCGGAAGAAACTAAGAAAAAAATCTTAGAGACAAAAAGATTACGAAGATTAGATAAATAAGACAAAGGAATCAACTATGGTAGAAAAAAACGCACTTGCTGAAAAAGTCTTTTCATTACTTAAAGGTAATGGACTTCAAATCAAGATATTCGATAATAACGGTGCCGAGACAACTGATCCATCACAAGGTCGGCGTTTTTTTGTAGCAAATCCGAATATCATGGTAACAATTAACGAAGAAGAAAATAATATAGAGTTTAGCAAAGGTGCATCGGTGGACGAATCTGTGTTACCACTTCAGAAAAATATTCGTAGATTAGCAGACGAATTTATGATGAATTCTAAAATTAAGGTATTTGGAAAATCAATCGAACCAAAACATTTTGCTTATCAAGCAAAAAATCAACAAGGTATAATGATGGAAAACGATATGAACCCACACAACCACCATTTAGTTGGCGAAGTTATTAAAATGATCAAGAAGTTTACAAGCATGAATCATCAACATCACCAACCTAACGGTGCGGCCATGCACGATATCTGCAACAATTTGGGTGAAGAACCAGAAGATGTACAACCGATTCTAAATAAATTGGTTTCTGCCGGAAAGATTACTGCAACTCCTTATAAGGATTATGTTGTTTATTCTATGGCGGTTGAAGAGGCAATTACCGAAAGTTTCAGTAAGATGTTCGGTTCTGCTCGTACTTCACAGCAAACACTTGAAAATGTAAGACTTCTTGTTCGTCATAAGACTCCGGTAGATGAAAATGTTCGTGGATCACGTACACGTCATATTTCTGCTATTTTTCTCGAATGTAATGGCGAACGTTTTCGATTTCCTCATAATTATCTTCCAGGTGCCCGTGCTATGGCGCAACATATGGCTCACGGCGGATCAATGGTTGATAAAGTTGGTTCCTATATTTCCGAAAATACAGGAAATCTTTTAAAATTACAATCCTTTAATCGTTATGTGACTACCAATAATCTAATTAATGAAGATAGTTCAGGTATTGTTGAGACAGTAAAAGAAAATATCGAAACCATTCGTACAGAACTCCGTAAGCTTACAGGTGTCAAGACATACGAAACAGTAAAAGCACGTCTCGAAACATTTGAAAGAGAAACTCTCGCCGAAAATGATGTGTCTGGGCTAAAGGACTTGTTTACTATTCGTCGATTTGATGAAAAGTTCGAAGGTGTACTACCTATCATTAAACAGCTGGTTCAGGAAAAAGATACTTATCACAAGCGTATCGAAGAAGCAGCCGCGATTACTGTGATGCTACGCCGAGAATCAATAAATACAACACCGATGTTCGAGTTTGCAAGCGAAAATGCTCGCCTAGGATTTAAACTCAATGAACTTGCTCTAAGAATTATGGAAAACGAAGAATTGTCTAGTTTTGTTAACAAAGTTGGTACAAAACTATGCAAGGAGGGGGTCGTAAATGATTTCGAACGTGCAGTAATTACGCAAGTTCTTGAAAATGCCAAAGTAGAAGAAAAATCTACAGTAAGAAAAGAAATTAAAGAATCATCGGATTTGTCCTCGTTTTTTGATAAATATATTTTGAACTTCTACTAAGAAGTTCTTGACAAACACACCGAGTTTTCGTACACTAGCTGCATACGAAAACCTTAGCAAGTAAGATGCGAAAGGGATTAACGTGACCCCAGTAGAATCGCAGCTCGAATAATAGCGTTCAACATAAACTAAAGCAGGAAATAAAATTATGAGTAAAACATTAGAAGAAATTCGTAGAAAATTACAAGCCCTAGAAAACAAAAAGGGTGGAGCTAATGGATCTTTTTCGGGAGATCGCGCCACTTATCCGCACTGGAACATTGCAGAAGGCACAACATCAATACTCCGCTTCGCACCTGACGCAAATCCAGATAATTCATTCTTCTGGGCAGAACGTCAAATCATCAAGCTAGCCTTCCCGGGAATTAAGGGACAGGACGAAAACAAGTCAGTAGAAGTGCAGGTTCCATGTATTGAAATGTGGGACGGTCCGAAGACTTGTCCAATATTGAATGAAGTTCGTCCATGGTGGAAGGATAAATCTCTCGAAGAAACAGCTCGCAAATACTGGGTTAAGCGTACCTATTACATGCAAGGGTTCGTCAAACAAGATGCGCTAAATGAGGCAGAAAAGCCAGAAAACCCAATCCGTAAGTTTATTATTGGACCACAGATTTTTGCAATCATTAAGGCTGCATTATTGGATCCCGACATGGAAAACAGCCCTGTTGATTTTATCAACGGTACAGATTTCATTGTGTCTAAAACAAGCAAGGGTGGTTATGCTGATTACGGTACATCGAAATGGGCACGTAAGGAATCCAGCATTACCGAAGAAATGCTGGCAGCAATTAACCAATATGGTCTAGTTGATCTATCAACATATCTGCCAAAGCGTCCTACTCCCGAACAGTTGTCGATTATGTTTGATATGTTCCAAGCATCGTTAGATGGAGAACTGTATGATCCGGCATTGTGGAGCCAGCATTATAAACCATTCGGCTTTGATAGCAGTTCAAAGGATGATGCTGAAGGCGGAGAAGGCAAGCGTGTTCAACGCACAGCCGTTCCAGTATCTCGTCCTGCACCAGCCCCAGCACCAGCACCAGCACCAGCACCTGTGAAGGCAACAGTTGTTGAAGATGACGAGCCACCTTTCGACGCAGATCTAAGGGTTGAAGAAAAGACTGAAGTCAAAGAAACTGTTACTGCCGGTGCAACCACTGGAAAGAGCCCGCAAGAAATTTTGCAAATGTTGCGCTCGAGAAATAAATCGTAATAAATGAAATAAATGGGGAGAAATCCCCATTTACAATTTATGATAAAACGACCTTATTGCCTGATTGCGGCACGAGAGGAAGCAATACTATTAGGTAAATCTACATATTTTACAGGTAAACCCTGTAAGCATGGACACATTGCCGAACGTAGAGTTTCAACAAAGACCTGCATTCAGTGTGCTAAGGAAATACATCACGCAAAAGACAGGGATAATTACAGAAATCCAGACAATACATTTCATAGACAATTTCTTCAAAGAAAGCAATTTGCTGTAAAAAATGGAATACCGTTTTCTATTACATTTGAAGAATTACACAAACCTGAATTTTGTCCAGTGCTTGGCATAAAACTAAATTATGGCTGTAGTGCCGAGAAAGATGGTAAACAAACACGAAATTCTAACAAAACAAGTATTGATAAAGTAATACCCGAATTAGGATATATTTCCGGTAACGTCTTTGTTATTAGTTGGAAAACAAATAAACTTAAATCCGATATAACTATCGAACAGCTTGAGAAAATATTAGATTATATGAAAAGGAATAAATGAGTATGGCAAAACCATTCGATATCTCTCGGTTCAGAAAAAACCTAACAAAAAATATTACAGGTATTTCAACAGGATTTAATGATCCTGATATCTGGATTAGTACAGGTTCATACGGATTGAACTATCTCATCAGTGGAGACTTTTACAAAGGTATCCCGATGGGTAAGGTTACAGTTTTTGCAGGCGAATCCGGCGCCGGCAAATCTTACATTGTTTCCGGTAACATTGCAAAGAACGCTCAAGAGCAAGGAATCTTTGTAGTGATGATTGACACAGAAAATGCTCTTGACGAAAAATGGCTTG